TATGTTGTCTTGTATGATGATGCATTTAAATAGAGTTGACCACAATAAAACTTTATTATAATGGCTCAAACATTACAAGAATGGATAAGTACTGAGGTTAAACAACTTCAGAAGATGCCTGTAGGTGAGTTATCTAACACATTTTTCTTTAGAGACCCAATTCGCCCAAACCATATTGACCATGAGCATTTTTACTCTCCAGCTGATGGAACAATTTTATACCAAAAGTTTATTAAAGATCCTTCTGAACCTATAGTTGAAATTAAGGGTATGAATTATACTCTTCAAGATGTTATGGGTGATGATGAGTACAATAAACCTTCATTAGTTATCGGTATATTTATGTCATTTTATGATGTTCACATCAATCGTATACCCTACGGAGGTCTGCTGTCATATAAACCACTAGACGCGATTCAATCGACTAACAAACCAATGTTGGCCGTTGAAAAAGATATATTAAATAAAAAAATTAACCCCGCAAACATGGAGTACTTAAAGTATAATGAGCGTATGTGGAATAAAATTTATTCACCATCTTTAGATTATACTTATTACTTAATTCAAATTGCTGACGAGGACGTAAACGTTATTGCTCCATTTACTATGGCTCAAAACGATGTTTTTGCTCAAAACGAAAGATTTTCTTTAATTAGATGGGGTTCACAAGTTGATTTGGTGTTACCATTAGACGATAGATATGATTTCGAGTTATGTTTAGATAATGCCATGCATGTTAATGCTGGTTTAGACCAACTTGTAAAAATTAACTTTAATGAATACAAAACCAACTCATGAAGATTCTATCTTCCAGGAAAAACGAAGACCTAAAAATCCCATTAAATTTAAATTAAATCTAAACGAGGAACAAAAGGATGCTAAATCCAAAATCTTAAATAATACAATTACTTTATTAGCAGGAGCTGCAGGTTCAGGTAAAACATTACTTGCTTGTCAGATTGCTTTAGATAAATTGTTTATGAAAGAGGTTGAAAAGGTAATTATTACTAGACCAACGGTTTCAAAAGAGGAAATTGGATTTCTACCAGGTGATTTAAGAGAAAAAATGGATCCTTGGGTTCAACCAATCTACCAAAACATGTATTTACTTTATGATAAAGATAAAGTAGAAAAATGTATTGCTGAAGGTTCTATTGAGATTGTACCTTTATCATTTATGCGTGGTAGAACGTTTGTAAACAATTTTGTAATTGTAGATGAGGCACAAAACGTAACTCATGAACAAATGCATATGATTGTTACTCGTATTGGTTTAAATTCAAAAATGATTATTTGTGGGGATGATGCTCAAGTGGATTTAAAGAAAAGATCTGATTCTGGATTTAAATTTTTATATAAAGGTGCATCAAAAATTAAAAAACTAGAGGCAATTACTTTAAAGACAAACCATAGAGATCCTATTGTAGAAGATTTGTTAAGATATTACGACGATTCTGCTATCACTATTTAATTTTAGGGTTTCCAAATATTTATATAGGATGGAAACTATACTTTTTATCCTATTTATGTTTGCCTTAGGGGCAGGTGTTTTTTCCTTGAAAAAATTATCAGATAAAAATAAAAAAAACTTAATTAAAGAAATAGAAGAAAATGGCTAATATTCCTATTTATACCGGTACAAGTTACTTCTTTCCCGGAGATACTCCTTTTGGATACTATGATTATGACTACCAGTTTCAAACAGATGCTGATAAAGTAGCTAAATTTTGTGCTCAACGTTTAGGTTATCCTTTAGTAGATGTTGAATTACAACCAGGATCTTTTTACACAGCTTTTGAAGAAGCAGTAACTGTTTATGGGAATGAATTATATTCTTTCCAAGCAAGAGACAATTATTTGTCTTTAGAAGGAGCTCCAACAGCCTCAAACCTAAATAATGCTTTAATTACCCCTAGTTTAGCTCCTATTATTAGGATGTCTCAACAATATGCTGAAGAAGCAGGTACCGGAGGTAATGTAACATGGTATAGTGGGTCTGTAAATTTATCTTCAAGTATTCAAGATTATGATTTAGGAAAATGGGCTATTGATAATAACATTACAGGTGGTATTGAAATTAAAAAAGTATTCTATGAACAAATACCAGCAATTAATCAATTGTATAGTCCTTGGGCTGGTTTAGCTCCTGGAGCTACAAGTGCTGTTGGATTAGCAGGTTTAGCAGGATTTGGTCCGGCAACAACTTATATGTTAATGCCTTTAAGTTATGATATTTCTAACATCCAAGCAATTGAAATGAATAACCAAGTTAGATTATCTAACTATACATTCCAGTTAATAAATAATAGACTAAAAATATTCCCTATCCCCGGTGATCCTGATCATGGAATGAAACTATGGTTTAATTATATTAGTTTAGAAGAAAGGGCAAACGCCGCTATTACTCAAGCAGGTGGTAAAATTAATAATATTAGTAAAATGAATTATACTAATCCTGTGTATTCTCAAATTAATTCAATTGGTAGAGCTTGGATTTTTGAATATACTTTAGCTTTATCTAAAGAAATATTAGGTTTAATTAGAGGTAAATATAGTACCGTACCTATTCCCGGGGCTGAAGTTACATTAAACCAAAGTGATTTATTATCTCAAGCCTCTGCCGAAAAAGATACATTACTTACAAAATTAAGAGATTATTTTGATACAACATCTCGTCAGTCTTTACTTGAAAGAAGAGCAGCAGAAACAACAGCTCGCCAAACAGAAATTAGTCAAGTACCAATGACAATTTATATAGGATAATATGGCACTATTTGGTGGTAGTAGAGATGTAAGTTTATTTAGAAAACTCAATCGTGAGTTGATGGGAAACATTATGTCTCAAGAAATAGTGTTTTATAAATGTGATGTTATTGAAACAAAAACAAACATGTATGGTGAGGCATCATCAGGCAGAGTTTTTGGTCAACCTATTTTATTAAATTCTGTAATTGAGGTTGGTGATCAAACAGCTCCAATCCAAGATGATTTGGTAGGATTTAACTGGCCTGTTACTTTTAAATTTTTAAGAGATGATCTAGTAGATGCTAATCTAGTCCCAGAAATTGGGGATTATATAATGTGGCAAAATGCTTATTGGGAAATTGATAATGAAAATATGGTTCAATTCTTCACAGGAAAAGATCCGGATTATCCTTATTATGATGAAAACGGAAACAATCCATTAAATCCTGGCTTGCAGAATTTTGGTTATAATGTTTCTGTAATTTGTTTAGCACATTATGTTCCAGCAGATCGTGTAGGTATAGATAAACAAAGATTATAATGACTAAAGTAAGAAAACCAACCCCTAAAACTCAAAAAGAGATTAGTATATCTCAACATGATCCTCATTTTCAGGAATATGGTAATCCTAACTTAGCAACTCCCGACAGTAAAAATAGAGCTTTACAACAATCATGGAGAGGTGATACAACTAAACCTTTTAATGTTGGTATTCAAGACATTGATGAGGCTGTATTTTATTATTTTGAAAATGTAATTAAACCTACGGTCATTCAAAACGGTGAAAAAATACCCGTACCTGTACTTTATGGTTCTCCTGAAAAATGGAAAAACTATCAAAAGGATGGTTATTTAAGAGATGTTAAAGGATCATTAATGGCCCCTTTAATTGTATTTAAACGTAATTCAATTGATAAAATCAGAAATATAGGTAATAAATTAGATGCAAATAACCCTCATAACTATGGAGTATTCCAGAAAAAATATGATCAAAATAATGCATATAATTCATTTAATGTATTAAACAATAGAACTCCAGAAAAACAATACTATGCTGTTGTTATTCCTGATTATGTAAATGTATCTTATTCGTTTGTTGTATTTACTTACTATGTAGAGCAATTGAACGGAATAGTAGAAGCAATTCAATATGCTTCTGATGCTTATTGGGGAAATCCAGAGCGTTTTAAATTCCAATCAAGAATAGATTCATTTGGTTTTCAAACAGAATTAAATGAATCCGCAGAACGTGTTGTAAGAAGTACATTTGATTTAAAATTAACAGGATATATAATACCTGATGTTGTACAAAAAGATACAACCTCAATTTCCAAATTTAATAACAAAACCAAAATATCAATTTTTACTGAAACTACTGGGAGTTTATAATGGCTTTAAATCCAAAAATATCATCACCTGGTTTAATACCTTTAAAAGTAGAAAACCAAAATAATTTAATTACAACCCAAATTAATAAAATTAATTTTACAGGATCAGGTGTAACTACAACTGCCGGTAATTTTAATGATGTAACTGTTTTGATTAATAGTACTGCTC